ACGACCACAATTTGCGCGAAGTCTGTTTCGATCCCGGCCACAACGCAACGCAGTGGGCAGGACACTTGGAAGACGAAGGTTTGGAAATGGTCGAAGTGCGGCCAACCGTTCTGAATTTCAGCGAACCGATGAAATGGTGGCAAGCACTGGTCAAAGACGGTCGCTTTCACCATGATGGCAACGAAATAATGACTTGGATGGTTTCGAACGTGGTCGTGCAATATGATTTCAAAGACAATATATATCCACGAAAGGAACGGGCAGAAAACAAGATCGATGGCCCGGTCGCTGTGTGCTTGGGAATGAACCGACTGCTTGCGGATGAAAATGTCACACGCGATCCAACGGTGATGGTCGTATGATTCACGATGCCTTCGCATTCATCGGGTTTTCTGCCATGACGTTTGGTTTGGCGATTCGATTCGGCATCGACGTTGCCTGTATAATCAGCGGCGCAACGCTGCTTGCACTTGCGATCATTGGAGTGATGAAAAAATGATATTGGCCAAACTTTTCGAACAGCGTGCATCGTTGGAAAATCCATCAACGTCACTGTCTGATCCGGCCAATTGGTTGTTCAATGCGTTTGGTGCGCAACCGACAACCGCGAACATCACCGTGACAGAACGCAACGCAACGCAAATCACCGCGTTTTGGTCAGCAGTCAACACGATTTCAGACACCCTTGGCGAATTGCCGTTGCGATTGATTCAAAACAATGCCGATGGATCACAGGAAGTTGTGCGCGGCCACCCGTCTTTGCAGCGATTAAAGTTTTCGCCCAATCCAATGATGTCGGCAATCGTCTTCAAATCGACGGTTCAGGCGCACGTGCTGACGTGGGGCAACGGTTATGTTTGGATCAAGCGCAACGCGATGCAAGAAGTCACGGAATTGTGGCCGCTGTTGCCTGCTGACACGCGACCAATCGTGCGCAAAGATGGCAAGTTGGTTTTCAGCACACGAATGCGCTTCGACAATGTGAGTTTGTCACCGCAAGTTGAACTGCCGGTCGATGATGTGATTCACATTCCGGCATTGTCGCGAAATGGCATCATTGGAATGTCGATCATTGGTGAACAACGCGAAATGCTTGGTCATGCATTGTCAACGCAACGATTCGGTTCACGGTTCTTTGCGAATGGCGCACATGCCGGTGGCCTGTTGTCATTCCCGGGCAAGATCACTGACCCTGACAAGATACGAACGCAAATCGAAAAGAAGACAAGCAACGAAAATGCACATCGTCTGCTTGTGTTGGATGGTGATGCAAAGTATCAGCAATTCACCGTGCCACCCGACGACGCACAGTTTTTGCAAACACGCGAATTCAGTGTTGATGAAATCGGTCGCATGTTCCGACTGCCGTTGCATTTCCTGAACAAAATGGGCCAAGCAACGTTCAACAATCTGGAAATGATGGGAACGCACTTCGTTCAGTTCACAATGATGCCGTGGATCATTCGGTGGGAACAGGAATTGACGCGCAAGTTGCTTTCGAAAGAAGAAATCGCAAATGGATTGGTGTTCAAATTCAATGTTGCCGCGTTGATTCGTGGCGACATCAAAACGCGTTCCGAAGTTCACGCAAAAGGCATCCAAAATGGATGGGTGACGCGCAACGAAGTTCGCGCATTGGAAGACATGAACCCGTTGGATGGTTTAGATGATCCACTTGTGCCGCTGAATTTGAAGGTGGTTGGCGACGACGACGACGACGATGGTGCCGCGACCAGTGCGCTTGCACGCATGTTTGTGTTGGCAAAGGCCGCAGCGGAACGATGCGCGAACAAAGAAGCAATTCAACTGCGCAGGATATTCGCCAAGGCACCTGACGACGCGAAATTAGCGGAAGCGGTCGAAACTTTCTATAATTCACACCGCGAAATGGTCAAAACGAATTTGGCATTCACCGATCAGGCCGCAGAACAGTATTGCATCGATCACGGTTTGGAAATATTCGATGCGCGCAACACCGATCAGTTCGAAGACGTGTTGATGCGGTGGCAAACCGAAGGTGCCGCAGAAATCGCGACAAAGATATTGGAAACAGCAGAATGAGGCAAACGAAATGAACAAATCGACACCGGAAGGATATGAATGCAGGAACTATCCCGGCAAAGTTGAATTGCGACAATCCGACGATGGCAAAGCAACGATTGTTGGCGTTGCTGCCGTGTTCGATTCCCTTTCCGAAAACTTGGGTGGATTCAAAGAACAAATCATGCAGGGTGCATTTGACGATGCCGACTTGACCGATGTGCGCGGCCTGTTCAATCACGATCCGAATTTCGTGCTTGGCAGAACACGCAGTGACACGTTGGAATTGGAAATCACAAAAAAAGGATTGGAATTCGAAATTGAATTGCCTGACACACAAACGATTCGCGACTTGGTGTTGGAACCGATCAAGCGTGGCGACATCGATCAGGCAAGTTTTGGTTTTATCGTCGCACCGGGTGGTGCAACGTTCGATGAAAACGAAGACGGGGTGTTGATTCGCAGCATCACGAAATTTCAACGCATCTTTGATGTGTCACCTGTGACGTTTCCTGCATTTCAAGACACGCAGGTTGGTGAAGCATCGTTCAGAAGTTGGGAACAACAGACGCACGATGCCGCAGCGGAATTGATACAACGAAAGAAAGAAAGCGTTTTCCGCGAATCGTTTTTGCGGAAGACACAAGTTCCCGGTCTATAGCCTATGCTGTAGCGCGAAACAACCGGATGCCTATGCAGCAGCGTTTCGCACACACGAAAAATTAGCACGGAGATTTTGAAATGAAAGAACTTCGCAATAAGTTGGCAACCGTCGCAAAACAAATGCGTGAGTTGCACGAAACCGCCGAAAGCGAAGACCGGGGATTTTCTGCCGAAGAATTGCAGACGTGGAATAACCTATTGGCCGATTATGAAGATTTGGAAAAACGCATCGAAGCAGCACAACGCATCGAACGTTTGGAACAAACTTCGGTTGGCCAACTTGGTGATGTCATTCCCGATCTTGGCGCGCACGACGACGACGACAACAATGGCAACGAAGAAATTCGTTCCCTTGCGCAAGGTCGCGCAACCGACAAATACACGGATGCGTTTTTGACGTTCGTGCGTGAAGGTTCAGGCAGTTTGAATACTGAACAACGCGGTTTGTTGCATCAGTATCAGGCCGAAATGGAAACACGCGCACAGGGTGTCGGCACCGACGCAGGTGGTGGATTCACAGTGCCGGAAGGTTTCGCAGGTTTCATCACTGAAACCATGAAGGACTTTTCGGGCCTGTTGAATGCAGCGAATCCGGCAGGCACAGGTGGCCCGATGTTGCTACGTACAGCAAGCGGCAACACGATTCCATATCCAACCAATGACGACACCGCGAATGCGGGTGCGATCCTTGACGAAAACACGGTAGTCACCGAACAAGACTTCGTGTTTGGCGCACGGAACCTTGCTGCGTTTATGTACACATCGAAGTTGGTTCGCGTGTCACTGCAATTGCTTCAAGACGAAGCAGTGAACCTGCAAGCGTACATCGGCAGTTTGCTTGGCAAGCGGATTGGCCGCGCACTTTCACCGCATTTCGCGATTGGTGCCGGAACAACCGAACCGACCGGCCTTGCAACTGCGGCAACTGATGGTGCAGTGAATATTTCAGTTGGTGCGGGTGTGACGTTCGACAACCTTGTTGACTTGGAACATGCGCTTGATCCCGCTTATCGACGACGCGGTGCAAGTTGGGTGTTCAATGACGACACGTTGCGTGGTCTGAAAAAACTGGTCGATGGCAATTCGCGACCGTTGTGGTTGCCTGCGTCATTGGGCAGCATCGCAGATACGTTGTCGAAACCAACGCTGAACGGTTATCCGTATATCGTCGATCAGGGCATGGAAAGTCTTGTGATCGGTGATCGACCGATTGCCTTTGGTGATCTTTCCGAATTCATCATTCGTGAAGTGCTTGGGGTGAATCTGTTCCGGTTCAATGAACGGTATATGGATTTTCTGCAAATCGGATTCTTAGCGTTTGCGCGCTTTGATTCCAACCTGATTGACACGTCAGCAGTCGTGACAGACATCGCGGTTGCATAATCGGGAACACCAACGGGGGGTGTCGGCAATTTGAAACGTGTCTTTTGACGGGTTTTGCCTTTTCGTGTCGGTTGTCGGCACCCTTTTTTTTTGGAGTTTGAATTATGGGTCAGCGAATCAAAGTTAAGTTTGTGAAAAATTACATCGCACCGACAGGTGCCGGGATTGCAGGGCAAAAGGATGCATATAAAGTGTTTCCATTGACCGATCAACTGCAAGCATTGATCGCAGATGGCACGTTGGAAGTTGTCGGTGATACCGAAGCGGCAACACGCGAAACCGCAGTCGTCGAACCACCGGAAGCAACAGGCGCAGCGGAAGTGAAATCGGGCAAAGCGCAAGACAAGACAAAAGCAAAAAAGAAAACTGCCGCTGAATAACCATGTCAATCACCGCACTGAAAATTGTCACGGCACCACCGATGCTGCCGGTGACATTGAAAGAAACGAAACGGCATTTGCGCGTCAGCAGCAGTGCGGAAGACGCACATATATCTGATCTAATCAAAGCGGCAACATCATGGGCCGAACGCGAAACGCGACGACGATTCATTTCGCAGGTGGTCACACTTTCAATGGATCGTTTCCCATTGCAAGGTGAATCGGTCGTGACACGCGGTGACGTTTTCGACTGCGTGTTTTATATCCCATTCAACGGCACTGATCGCATGTTCGATTCACGCACCCGGGATCGGCAAATATTCTTGCCGGGTGGTGTGACAACGGCAGTTGAAAAAATTGACTACATCGACGAAGCAGGCGCACCACAAACGCTGACCGGGCCAACATCGCCAACACCGGGAACTGATTATCAGGAAGACTTGACCGACGACGAAGGTGCATTCGTGATGCCACCTGATGATGCATCGTGGCCTGCTGTCGATTTGGGTGTGACGAATGCGGTCGTGATTGAATTCACTGTTGGATATGCCGCGAACAGTGACGGTGTGCCGGAAGACATCAAAGCGGCAATCAAATTTCGTGTCGGTGATCTGTTCAATATTAGATCGACGACCGATGGCAAAGCAGGCGGCATCGGAACAACCGCATCGATGCTGTTGGAACAACACCGGATTCAAATATTCTGATGGAAACACCACTTGGTGAAATGCGCGAAGCGGTCGCAATCCTGACACCCGAACTGCTGATCGACGATGCAGGTGGTCAGGACACGGTATATCTGGAAAATGATCCCATTTTCGTGTCCATAAGGCCGCTGACATCCGCTGAATCGACGAAGTTCGCACAGGTGAACGCTGACATCAGTCATGTGATTTTCGGTCACTACAGCGAATTGTGCGACGTGGCCGCAACTGCACGCATTCGGTGGTTGGAATTCAACGTGGATTTCGACATCGCAGGAAATCCGATCAACGATCCGCAGCGTGCGTGGACAAAATTAACAGCAATCAGACGATTCAATGGCTGAACCTGCAATCAAACTGACCGGATTGAAAGAACTTGATGCGAAGTTGGCGCGGATGGATCGCAAAACAGGATTCAAAGCGTTGCGTTCCGCATTGAACGAAGCAGCGAAACCAATGTTTTTGGCAGCAAAGAAAAATGCGCAAGCAACAGGCATCAAGGGTTTTGATGCGGGTTCAACTGCGGCAGCAATGGGCAGGTTCAGCAAAAAACGAGGGCCGAAGTCATTGGAACTTTTCATCGGGCCAAAAAACAAAGCGAAAAAAGCAGTGAACCTGTGGAATCAGAAACAC